CTACAAAAACGCCGACGCCGCTTTATCCATCAGTGAGCCGTCATCTCCCCGTTCGAAAAGATGCGAATACGTGTCCAATGTAACGGTAATCGAAGAATGTCCAAGACGCTCCTGAACGACCTTCGCTGGCAGGCCCAATCCACCGTCGATTGGCCGATTGATACACCACGACGCATAGAAATGCCGAAGGGCATGAAGGCCGGTGTATTTAGCCGCAAGTTCGGCGTTCCCGTCCTTATCCATCTTGCCAGTTTTGACGACGACGCCAGCCGCTACCTGTGCGGGCTGATACCATCGGTGAACTATGTTGCTATGATATTCAATAGCTCCCGTTCCCGTCGGGAATACAAGCCCGAGTGTTCCCTTTGGGCATTCGTCTTTCCATGCTTTCAAAGCATCGACCAGCGGGCCGGGAAGAGGGATCGTTCGTCTTCCTTTTTTCGACTTCGGGGAGCCTATTTCTTGATAGGCATCGGCGCGTTGCCGAATCGTAATTTCCGCGCGATCCAGACTGACATCTTGCCATCGCAAGCCTCGCAATTCGGAAGCTCGCATACCAGTCATGCACGCGGTCAGAATGAATATGCGAGATTTACCCGTAGCTGCCGCAAGGATCGCCTTTATCTCGGCGGGCGTCGGAATATCGGTTCCAACTTCGACGGGGCGGTGGTGACGCGCTTCTGCTCTCTTTCGTCCTTTCGCTCGGCCCATGTCCTTCACGGCATTCCGGACGACCAGACCGCGCTCCTGCGCGTCGGAGAGGAGCGAACCCAGACTGACACGGACGGCGCGTACCATCGCTGCAGATCTGCCTTCAGTCTTGAGCGCATCGAGGAAGTTGCGAATTTCCGGTACGGATATCTCGTTCAATCGCTTTTTACCGATGAATGGATTGATGTGAAGCTCGACGTGCTGCTTGTACTGATCAACTGTCGACCGCTCCAGAGCGCCGTCGCATTCGGACAGCCAGAATTCGGCGGCCTTCTTAACAGTCACGGTGTCCGCATCGGCTACGTGAACGCGCCCCATGACTTCTATGTGCGATTGAGAGTCGAACGCTTCCGCCTCTTTTTTAGTCCTGAACGTTTTCAGATGGCGCTTGCCTTTCTGGTCGACATAATCGCAGACCCACGCTGTTTTTGCTACGCCTTTTGTCGTCCAGGTTCTTTCCCTAATGGACATGTATGTCTCCGCTTTGTGACTAACGGAATACGCGTAACATGGAAAATGAACCGTCGTCAAAAAAGCAGGTTGACATATCGCGGTGAGACACGCATCATTTTTGCGATGGGTGAATCCCATCTGCCCTACGGGGCTGGGCCGACTGCCGTAAACGAGGCGGGGCCAACGATTAAAAGCCGCCACCGAACCATGCGGCAAGCTTCCCCACCACCGAACCACAACAAGCCATACGTGCGTCTTTCTGCGCGCGCTGGTAACACGAGGAGATTCCGCATGAAGGCGGGAAACGATAATCTGGCCGATGACATGCTCGTCGGAGCGAAAGCAATTGCGTCATTCTCAGGCTTCGGAGAGAGGACTGTTTATCACTTGGCAAAAACCGGGGTGCTGCCGACATTTAAAGTCGGCGACTTGGTGTGCGCTCGGAAATCGAAGCTTCTCGCGTTCATTGAAAAGCAGGAGGCAGCATGACCAGCGCAGCATCCATTTCTTATTTCTTGACCCACGAAGCGTCCCGCATGACCCGTGAAGCCATGCTCGACCTGTTCAACGCAGAATTCCCAGATTACGAGGGTAACGACGAATTCCATAGAGGTCTTCGCGCTGGAGTAGCTCTGTTCCAGCAAGAAGCTGCGATGCGGGGCGAAACCCTAGACATACGCGGCGCCCTGGCGCGGCTAGCCAAGGTTTCCCGGTATGAAATCGAAGATGAATTCGCAGAGGATATAGCTGCGTCCCCAACCGGCCTAAGCACCGCCATCCACTAACCCACACCACTCCGACCTAACCGCATGCGCATTTGCCCGCGCCAAGGGCTTTTGCGCGCCTAAACACGAGGAAAACTGATGAAATCAACTCCTGATAATTCCACCACCCGATCGCACTTGACCGCCAAGGCACGCTTTCAGAATGCCGTCCAGGACCGCGCGCCTGTTGCGTTCATTATTGACGACACATTGGTTGATAAGATCGGACAGGAAACAGTTCTCACGCTTTTCTGCGACGGACGATACGACGAAAGTGAATTCCAAATAGATATCGTTTTGGAAAGCCCAATTTACCGTCGACAAGAACGTGGGCAGAAAGAGCTCGGCCGCCTTTGCGAAAGTGTCGGCTTGCGCACGATTGTCGATTCTCCGGAGCTACACGGCAAAGAGGCGGTTTTGCGTCGTTCCGACGATGGTGAACTGTTTTTCACCCCACACAATTTGATCTTCACGGCCTCCTGAGCATGACCATCCGTATTCACAATTTCACCCCCGCGCGATCCGGCGCGGGGAACACCCTCGCTTGGTTCGACGCCGAGTTTTCGAATGGGTTGAAGGTCCAACGACTGAAACTCGTCCAAACCAGAAACGGCTATCGCATCTACGGGCCGCGCGATCATTTGGGGCAACTGATATCTATGCCGATACCGCTTGCCGATGAAATCGCAGAACTTGTCCTCCCTTGTTGGAAAGCAGTCGTAAGCAATGCAGAACACCGTCGCACAGCAGCCTGACCTCTCTCCCACTGCAATCCGCCACGCGGTTCTTGCGAACGGGTATAAGCCCATTCCGGTTAACGGTAAGCGTCCTCAGCTCAAAGGCTGGCAGCAGCTTTCGCCGACCCCCGCATCGATAGATGCGTGGGAACGTGGGTACGTCGACCATGCGAACACCGGCATTTTGACCGGCGAAGTCGTTGCTATCGACATCGACGCCGCAAATCCCGATGCATCTGAGCGCCTAATTGCCGAACTGCTGAAAATCCCCGGTGCCATGCAGGCGCCGTGCAGGACAGGGCGCGCGCCGAAATGCCTTTTTGTGTTCCGCGCGTCGGAGCCGCGAAAGAAGGCGACTACGCAGGTTTATCTCGTGAACGGCGAAAAGTGCCAGGTTGAAGTACTCGGCGAAGGTCAGCAGTTCGTGGCGTATGGCATTCATCCGGATACACAGCAGCCGTATACTTGGACAAGCGGCGATCCGACAACTGTGCCATTCCAAGATTTGACGGAGGTCACGCCAGAACAGGTTGACGCCTACCTGTTGGCCGCCGAAGCCATCCTTGCTGATCTTGGTGAGCCCGAGCGTAAAGCCGCTCCAGTGTCGGCGCGTGCGTCGAGCGGCCCGACTTTCTGGACCCGTGTGAATGCGGCCGCGCTTGATAACACAGACGCTTGGGTTCGGTTGCTTTTCTCAACGGCGCACAAGGCGTCCGGCACTGGCGCTTGGCGTGTCACGTCCAAAGAACTGGGCCGTGGGCTACAGGAAGATATTTCCATTCACGCCGACGGAATTCAGGATTTTGGCGAGGAACGCGGCCTGACGCCTATCGATCTTGTGCGCGAGTATGGCGGTGCAGCATCTGCGAAGGACGCTGCTTTCTGGCTGTGTGAACAGCTAGGCCGTTCGCCTTCTGACTTGGGGTGGGAAGTTACGGAGCCGGTTAAACTCTCTTTCTCAAACATAGCAGCGCAGGTCGAAGCCGCGAACGATGATGATGAAGGTGACATTGGCCGCGAAACTCCCCAGCCAGACCCAGGCGGCCTGCCTCTCAGCCTTTGTTATCCACCGGGCGCTGTGGGAGAAATCGCCAAATTTATCGTGTCATGCTCGCGGTTTCCATCGCCGCACCTCTCGCTGGCATCTTCACTGGCTTTTGTATCGGCGCTGATCGGTCGCCGATACAAAGGGCCGACCGGGTTGCGCTCAAACATATACGTTATCGGCTTGGCGGAATCAGGCTTCGGCAAGGACATCACCATCCGAGCCGTGCAAAGCATCGCGTCTAGTACTGTGGCTGGCGATAAGGTCACCAAGTTTGTTTTTTCCGACAAAATCGCAAGCCTGCCCGGACTGGCTAATAAACTACGTCGTCACCCGGCATGCGTGGCACAGCAGGATGAGTTCGGGAAGTTCATTCGGCAGTATATGGGTGAAAAAGCCCCGGCTCACCGTGAGGAAGTTGCAACAGCTTTGCTTGAGCTAACAGGCGCTGCATCCGGGCTTTGGGGAGGACAGGAAAAGGCTGACGGCAATGTTCCGAGCATCCAGAATCCGTGCTTTTCGATCCATGGTGTGTCGACTCCGTCCACCTTTTGGGGAGCGTTGACGGGAGCCAGTATTGATGAAGGTCTGCTTGGTCGATTTGTCCTGATCGACGCTGGCGATAGGGATCCCCAAAAGGTTCGCAGGCCAGAAAATAGCCATGAGAACGTACCGCAACACATCTCTGACGCCGTATGGGAGTTGTTAGGCGGCGTCGGTCGAGGGCAGTCACTTTACCAAGGACCGTTTTTTGCATTGAATGCCGACAGTGAAACTAAACCTCATCCAATTGTGACGGTTGAATACGCGTCATCTGATGTCGATGATTTCTTTGAGGAATTCGACGACAGTATGCGTGCGATGAAAAAGAAGGTGAAGGTGGAATATGCACCGATATGCAACCGAGTCGGTGAGAATGCCGCCCGGCTCGCCCTGATCGTGGCGGTTGGTGCCAATCCGCGCGAGCCGATTATCACGATGGAAATCCAACAGTGGGCGAATGCCGTTGCCGAGCACTCGTTCAAGCTGCTTTTAAAAGGTGCGGACGAGAACATAGCCGACAATCATCTGTCGGCCGAATATATCCGCGTTCGAAATATGATCATTCGGAGCGGAAAAAAAGGCATTCGTCACAGTGACATTAGAAAAAACCTAAAGAGCGGCATACGAACGCAACGCCTAGATGAAATCATCGGAGACCTGATAACTTCCGGCGATGCAAAGCTTTTGATCGCACCGGCAAAAAGCGGTCAGAAGCAGACCAGATGGTGGGCAAGAGACTTTTTCCCAGAAGATGCAACGGTGCCAAATGGTATGGATTTGGCTGGTGGATAGCATTGCGTAAGACTGGTGTAAGGGGTGAGGAAAATCCATAGCGGGCCATGATCGGCGTGCAATATTCCCCACACCTTCCGGCACCCTTTACCCCACCCTTCCACCCCACCTTTACCTACGTATATATATAGAAAAATATATATATATCATATAGTTATATAAAGATGGGGTGGAGAATACATAGGGTGTCACCCAAAAAGGCAAAAGTAGACGTCATTTTTGCGTGTATTCACGCGCGCGCGAGGAGTTTGACAGAACGCGGCGCAAACGGAGGAATATTTATGGGCGAAGCCAAACGAAAAAAATCTGGTCCGCAGATTGTGTTTCATCACACCAGCATTTTACGAACGAACCTTATCTGGATGTCCGGAAAGATTGAGTTGGAAGGACAGGGTAAGCCGGCTTTTCACCCTCATATGGGGAAGCACATTTCACAGAGCGTTGAAGCGCGACGGCCCTGTAAGGATTTTCCTCCTTTGGCGTGGTTTACCTCGAGAATTGATGTTCCTCACTGCCTTCGAAAAATTACCTTCTGTGGCGAAAATCAAGAGACGGGAGAGGTTACGAATATCGTACTTTCAGATCGCGAGGCTTCTGCGATATCGCTCCGCCGCATGGCGCTAGGTTTCCGTGTTGAAGATATTGGCCTCATCCGTTGGACGGATCATTACGGATACTGCACCGCTGAAGGGCGTGACCTGAGTGAATCTGCGATTGAGTACGGCGACAACCCTGAAGACTGGTGGGTATCTGAAACTCCAGTCGACGTCGCGCTCGTCCATGAGGCGTGGGTAGCAACATCATCATGGGGCGTAAAAATGCAGCGTATGCCCGGATATGAAAAAGATATCAGGAGGATGGTAGCCCTTTGCAAAGAGCGTAGAACTTATATCCCTCCGGCATGGCTATCGAGAGATGATGCCCAGGCGCTGGCACAATCTATCGGACTTCCCTGCGTCGATGCGGACGAAGAGGCCGACAGGTTTCTGCAAAGCCATTAACACCGCATTTATCAAACCACCACACCATCACAATAGGCCTCACCAGCCACCACCACAACACGAGGAACTTCATGTATCATTTGCAGAAGAATATTCACGCTGCCCTTTTTGGCGTTCCAGAGTTAGAGCGCCTGGAACTGCATACGATCGCCGAAAAATGGGCGGCCGACAAAAACCGCCCGAACATCCCGTTTCAGCGATTGGCCGAACTTGCCTTTGTAGAAGGATGGTCGCTATCAGAGCTTCCAGCTAATCCCGTCTACACTCAAGTCTCGCAATCGAAAGCCTGGGTATCTGCGGCGTTGCTTGGCGCGATCTATCAAATTTCTGCGGCTTACCGGCGTCGGTCCAACGACACACACCAGCGGTCTGTTTTGGAGGAACTACAGGACAAGGTCGCACGGCTTACAGCATCATGTCGGGCAGCTTGGCGAGCGTCAGATTTAAAGGTGCCATTTCGTGAACCTCGGCCCGTTGGCGTCAGGTCGTATTCTCCCGAGCCGATGGACGCAGCTGAGCAACATCATGACGGCGCGTTGCGTGGGAAGCGGATATCGCGGGCCAAACTGTATGAGCAGCGTCCTGACCTTCGCGACGGAGAAGCAGCATGAGCGCCACGCCAGCCGACGCTTCACTGATGATTGAGCTTGAGCCGGGCCAATACGTAAATTGGCTGACTGTCCTACGGAACGGCCTACTTGGTCGGCGCGACCCTGCAACCAAGCGACGATACCGGCGCCGCGAAATGGGAATTGAGAACGCAGCGACTGATGCACACGACACCCATCTCGCTCTGAAGGAAATGCGCGAGGGCGCTATCTTTGGGCGCCCTACGACACCGATCAACATTTTCGCAGCCCCAGTCGGACCGGTTCAGAACCCTTATCGCACAAAAACGCGATGGTTGCGCGACCAGTCAGGTGCGCTGGTCAGGGACGAACACGGTTTGCCAATGCCTGAGCCGCGCAAGGTGACGCGCCGGTCATCAGTGACGGACCCGCGTATTGCGGCTTGGCGGAGTATTTCAGGCCAGAAAGTGCGCATCGCCAAAACTTGGACGGAGGGGAAAATGAAGGAAGAACATTCACCGCAGGAACGTGAACTCGGGCGGGCGATTGCTTGGTATCGGCGTATCGTAGCCGAAGAAGACTTGACCGCGGCACTGGAAAAAGCAAACAGCCGTCACGCAGCGCTGGTCGAATCTGCGGCCAATGACAATGAGCCTCAACAGGGTTGGGAACTGTTGCGGCAACTCCGCCGTGATCATCGCCATGACGATATCGAGGTCGTTGAAATGTATCGCGGATTGTGTGGTCTGATTGCCAGTAATCCGTTGCAGGGCGCCGACTATGGATATGATGCCAGCATGGAAAAGGAATACACGTCTGACAAAATGACGACAGACGAGATCGACCAAGCGGCAGCCAATGAGTGGCCGACGACAGATATTCCCGGTGGCGAAATCAAGTATGGCAGCGTTCGCAAACGCAGCAAGTCGGACCTGGGTTGGACACACCCGCCGAAAAAGTATGCGGTTGCTGATGAGGACACTAAGGTCAAAGCACGCCCGTTTTCCGTGAAATTTCATGAGAACGTCATGATTGCGAAAATCGATATGCGACCTGTTCTGGAGGAATTGCGTGCGTCTCTCGGCATTGGACTGGATGCCTTTGAGGATGCGGTACTCGCCGGCAAGACACTGACAGAGATCGGCGAGGCCCGAGGCTATAAACATCGCCAAGCATCATCTGTCGGTAAGGAACTTGTTTATGCGTCCATCGGCGCTCTCCGTGTCGCGTGGCAAAAGATAAAAACGCGCCAGAGGAAAGAGGCGAAGCAGGCCATGCGCAATGTTCAGCGTGCCCGCGAGCAATTGGAATCACGGCAATACAAGCGAGCCGCATAGTCATGTGTACGTGAAACCCGCTGCCATCCGTATCAGGGAGACAAGAATTACATACGAAAGCCCGGTCACAAGCCGGGCTTTTTCCATTTCAGATCAGTGGCGGTTTGCTCCTTTCCCGCCACTGTAGTTGCCTAGATGGTCTCTCCTCCCATCGAAGCAACGGAGCCGGTTGAGCGCTGTCCCCGGCGCTCCCGGCGACTTTAACAATAAGGTCTGGAAACGCCGCCAGCAAATCACGTGACACTATCCTTGATAGTCGACAGCAACGCTTGCAATTTTATCGGAGGCAACTTCGGTGTAGTTAACGACAATAGACTGAAGCTTCTGATCAAGGTTGGTTACTTCGACTGCCACATCTTTAATCCGGGGTTCATAAGCCGCAAGCGCCCTCAGAGCTTCAAGCTCTATGACTTTCTGTGGATACCCCACCTTGGGCCTACCTGTCTTATCAAGGTATTCCACGCCAAACTCTCCCCGCATTACTCGGGTGCCGACAGGTGTTGTTAGTATCACCTCGATACTTTGGCGGATGTGTTCTGGCTCAGCGATAACCTTGCCCGTGTGTCTATCTATCCCGACCATTTGAGGCCCCTTTTGCATGGAATCAATCGCCAATTGTGATTTTTGCATTCACCCTCGTCAATAGAAATGCCCGGCCATTTTAATGTTGAAGAACGAACATTAGGACATAGTATGGATGTTACCATCGCGTGTGTTGCGACTGGCTGCCTCGCAGTTGTCGCATCGCCATGACCGACCCACGCAGCGTCGAAGCGAAGAAATACCGCGCGCGCTATAAGTCAGCCAAGTGGCGACGCATTCGTGAAGCACAACTTCGAATGCAGCCATTGTGCGAATATTGCCTGCAATCGGAAATAGTCGAACCGGCAACGGTCGTTCACCACGGAGACGGCGGTCATAAGGGCAATGAACTTAAGTTCTGGACCGGCCCATTCGTGTCACTTTGCAAAGAGCACCACGACCGCGACGCCCAGCGCGAAGACCTTGGTCAGACTGTCATCAGATTCGACGCCGAAGGCTGGCCCATCGGCTGATGTGACCGAAAAACACACCCCCGGGGGCTATCTCGGTCTCTCCGGCCATCGGCCATCGGGAACCGGCGATGGGCGAACGCGCACGCGAAACCAATTCAGATGTTGAGATGAGGATTTCATGGCTAGACCAAGAAATCCCCTCGCCAAGGCGGAGGCGGAGGGGAGAAACGTTACGCACCCGACCCGCTTCAAGGGACGGAAAGAACCGAAAGCGGCTGCCGATATCGGCAAGGCACCAAAGTGGATGAATGCCGAGCAAGCCAAAGTCTGGAACTTGTTTGCGAAGGAACTGCCTTGGCTGAATGGCTCACATAGATCGCTTCTCGAAATCGCCACTACGATCCGAACGCGGGTTATCGCGAATGAGGAAGTCGGCGTGCAAGCGTTGAACCTCCTGCGGCAGTGTCTCGGTCAAATGGGCGCTACGCCATCCGATGCAACTAAGGTCTCCATGCCAGATAGCGGCGAGGAAAAGGACGATTTGGTAGATGACTAAGACGCCGGCGCTTGATCGCGTGAATGCTTACGCGCGCGCCGTGCTCGATGGTGTTGAAGTTGCGGGGCCGCATGTTCGGAACGCCTGCCAACGCCATTTCGACGATCTGGCGCAAGCGCATGAACGCGGCTTTTTCTGGGACGACGCTAAAGCCAATCGTGCAATGCGGTTCTTCGAAGAGCGACTGAAGCTGAACGACGGTCAGTTCGATGGGAAGCCATTCAAGTTGCATGCCTCTCAGGCTTTCAAGCTGGGCTCGATCTTCGGTTGGGTGGATTCAGACGGCAATCGTCGTTTTCGCCGTGTCTATATCGAGGAAGGCAAAGGTAACGGCAAGTCACCCTTTGCAGGTGGCCTCGGCCTCTATGGGCTGATGTCAGACGGTGAGGCGGGCGCGCAAATTTATGCAGCCGGCGCGAAAAAGGAGCAGGCCCAGATCCTTTTTCAGGATGCCGTTAAAATGGCAAGGGCGGCTCCGAAGCTTTCAAAACGCATAACCTTCAGCGGCGGCATTGGACGCGAGTTCAACATCGCCTTTCTCGAGAAAAAGGCATTCTTTCGCCCGATTTCCAAGGATGCAGGCAAAACCGGCAGTGGCCCCAGACCGCACTACGCTTTGTGCGACGAGGTGCACGAGCATCCAGACCGATCGGTCATGGAAATGCTTGAGCGCGGATTCAAATTTCGACAGCAGCCGCTGCTTTTCATGATCACGAATTCGGGCAGTGACCGAAACAGCGTTTGCTGGGAGGAACATGAGCACGCGGTTCGGGTAGCGGCTGGCACGAAAACGCCTGACGACGACTTCAGTTATGTCGGTGAGGTGATCGACGACACGACATTCGCCTATGTCTGCGCTCTGGACAAGGACGACGACCCGCTCGAAGATCAGTCTTGCTGGAAGAAGGCTAATCCGCTTCTTGGTGTGATTTTGACCGAGAAGTATCTATCTGGCGTCGTAGCTCAGGCCAAGCAGATCCCCGGCAAGCTGAACGGTATTCTGCGGTTGCACTTCTGCGTTTGGACTTCAGCCGACAAGGCTTGGATGCCGCGCGAGACCGTGGAAGCGGTGATGGATGACTTCGATCCGATCGAAGAGCATCGCGGCAAGCAACTTTTCCTATCGGCCGATTTGTCTGCCGCGCGCGATATGACGGCCCTTGCATGTGCTGTAAAAACCGGCACCAAGACCATGGAACGGGAAGACGGATCGACGATCGAGCTGCCGACGTTCGACGCATGGATTGAAGCATGGACACCAGCGGAAACGCTGAAGGCCCGCGCTCTGGCTGATAAAGCACCATACGATGTGTGGGTAGAGCAGGGATTTCTGAATGCCTCGCCGGGTAAGCGAATTCGGTTCGACTTCGTCGCGCAGCGAGTCGCTCAGTTATCGCAAGAGTTCGACGTCGAAGGCATCGCCTATGACCGCTACGCCTACGACAAGTTCCGCGAGGAACTGGACGCAATCGGTGTTGAAGTCGAGCACATACCACATCCGCAGGGCGGCAAGCGACGGTCGAAGGCCAGCGATAAAAAGATCGAAGCCGCAAAGGCTGCTGGCCTTCCTGAACCGCAAGGCCTTTGGATGCCGGGTTCTGTCACGGAATTGGAAAACGCTATCATCGACGGCCGCGTGCGGCTGCGGCGCAATCCTGTTCTCATGACTGCGCTGATGGGCGCCACCTTCGATCGCGATCCGCTCGACAATCGATGGTTCGTGAAAACCAAAGCATCGGTGCGCATCGATGCTGCCGTGGCTCTGGCCATGGTTACGGGTTTTGCAGCCGATACACCTGTCGAGGTCAAGTCCTCGCAATCGCCATGGGACGACCCAGAATTTACTCTAACGAAAGTAGCCTCATGAGGATATTCCCGCGGTTCTCGCGTTCGCGACGAGAAGCCGATATTGAGCAACGCGCCAGCCCTGAAAACGCTGGTGTACCGGTGAGTGCTGAAAATTTCCTAGCTTACTTTGGCGTTCAACCGGTCAACCTTCCGTCTGTCACGATCGAAAGCGCCTTGACCGTGCCCGCGGTTCTTGCTGCGGTTTCGTTTCTTTCCCGCACAATGGCCGCGTTGCCTCGTCACGCATATCGTGATGGCAAAGGCGGTTCTAAACGCCTGGGCGGTAAGCTTGAGACTATTGTGAACACAGCCCCCAACTCGGATATGGGCGCTTTCAAGTTCTGGCAGTACTTTTGGCAGCAGGTTTTTACCGGCGGCCGTGGTCTGGCTTGGATCGAGCGATCAGGAAAAGAAGTTTTGGCTCTGTGGCCGATGGACCCGACCAAAACCACCGTGAAGCGAAAAGGACTGGCTGTTGTCTATAGATTTGGCGACAAGGAATATCCGGCCGCTGACGTCATAGACGTGCCATTCATGTTGCGAGCTGATGGCATTCGCCATTTCGGCCCTATCGCTCAGGCAGCCAAGGCGATTCAGCTTGCTATCGCCATGAATGACTACGGGTCGAACTTCTTTGCTGGCGGCGGCGTGCCGCCACTAGCGCTAGAAGGTCCTCTGCCGCAAGGCGGGGCGGCCATGCAGCGGGCGATGGGCGATATTCATCGCGCAATTGACGAAGCCCGAAAGAGCGAAAAGCCGATCTTTCCAATGCCGCCCGGCCACAAGTTGACCCAGGTTGGCTATGACCCCGCCAAGGGCCAGATGATCGACGCGCGCCGCTTTCAGGTCGAAGAAATCGCCCGCACTTGGCAACTTCCACCTGTATTCTTGCAGGATCTTACGCATGCTAGCTTTTCGAATGCAGAACAGCAGGATCTGCATCTCGTCAAGCACCTGATCATGCAATGGGCCAAGGCTCTCGAAGACGAGATGAACCTGAAGATATTCGAGGTTGCGGGTGGTACGCGTTACATCCGTCACAATCTGGACGGGCTTCTCCGTGGTGACTTCAAGAGCCGCATGGACGGTTATGGGGTGGCAATCCAAAACGGTATCCGGACACCAGATGAAGTGCGTTCTCTGGAAAACTTGCCAGCCAAGGGTGGGGCGGCGGATCAGCTTCATATTCAGGGTGCCACCGTTCCGTTGGGGACGCAACCGGCGATCGCTCAAACACCTGCAAACGACAATTCTATTGAGGAAAATGCTGCAGCATGACCGAAATTGAAAAACGTAGCGGGTCTCTCGGCATAGAGACCCGCGCAGACGACAGTAAACGTGTGCTGACCGGATACGCGATTATCTGGAATAGCAACACGACCATCGGCGATTATTTCGTCGAGCGTATTGCACCGGGCGCATTTTCGGGGGCGATCGGCGGCGACATCCTTGCCCTTCTGCACCACGATTCTGGTCGTGTGCTGGGTCGGACCAAAAGCAACACGCTGAGGCTGAAGGAAGATGCCCGCGGGCTTCACGTCGAAATCGATGTGCCCAACACCACCGACGGTAACGATCTATGGGAACTGGTAGAGCGCGGTGACATCACGGGCATGTCCTTCGGAATGCGGGTAACGAAGCAAGAATGGGACGATACAGGCGCAATACCTCATCGCACCATTCTTGAGGCGGAGCTTTTCGAAGTCACTGCCACCCCCACCCCCGCTTACGAAGACACTCATCTGGCGAAACGCTCGTTAGATGCGTGGCGAGCCGAGGCTGATGCGATAATAGCGCGGCGCCGAGATGAAAATCGAATGGCAGCCGCCCGCCGTATAGCTGAGAAACGCGCCTCTTTTGAACAGAGAATTCGCGGCATCGCCTGATGTCGTGACCATTACCCGGCATGCCGGAGGGTCTGCATAGCAGGCCAGAGCAAAACCGTTATCTTCAAGGAAAATCTAATGTCTCTTACCGAACTGCACGAGCAGCGCGGCCGTCTGGTCACGCAGGCTCGCGAAGCCCTCGACGAAATCAAGTCGAACACCGACGAAGCGCGATCCTCTGAACTGACCGAGCGCCATGACCGCATCATGACGGAATTTGATAAGATCGAAAATCTTATCAAGCGCGAGAAGACTCTCGCCGAAATTGAAGCGCGCGCAGCAGATGAGCGAGCACGACAGCGCCCGATTTCCGATTCCGAAGGTCGCGGTAGCGATGTCGGCGACGAAATCGAATATCGTTCCGTGTTCTATAAATTCCTCGCCAACAATGCCGATATCGGCGAATTGTCGGGAGAAGAGCGTGCCGTTCTAAAGCGCGGCGTTCAGCCCGCCGCCGAGACCCGTACCCAGGTAACGGCGACCAACGCCGCCGGCGGCTACACCGTACCGGTTGAGCTCGCCAACGAGATCGTCAAGTCTATGAAGGCTTGGGGCCCGATGTACGATGAGGACATCGCGACCGAGATCGTTACTTCCGCAGGCAATCGTATCAACATTCCGACGGTTGATGACACGGGTGTCGAAGCTGAAAAGCACACCGAAGGAACGCCTTTGACCGACGATGGCGGCAAGGACGTGACGTTCGGTCAGAAGAACCTTGATGCGTTCGTTTACGACACCGAGTTCGTCAAGTTCTCCATGGAACTTGCACAGGATTCAATTTTCAGTGTTGAAGCCCTGCTTGGCCAGCTTCTAGGCGAGCGCCTTGGTCGTATTGCAAACAAGCAGCTGACCATCGGCACCGGCACCGACAGCCCGAACGGTCTCGTCACCGCCTCTTCGCTTGGCAAGGAAACGGCTGCCTCGGCGGCGATCACTTCTGACGAACTGATCGACCTGCTGCATTCGGTCGACCCAGCTTATCGCCAGAGCCCGAAAACGCGTTGGATGTTCAACGATCTTACCCTTGGTTCTGTCCGTAAGATCAAGGATAACGAAGGTCGTTACATCTGGTCGATGGGGGACATCACCAAGGGTGAGCCCGGCACCCTGCTTGGCTATCGATACAGCATCAACCAGGCAATGGCTGGCATCGGCGCGGGCAACAAGCCAATCGTGTTCGGTGACTTCGGCAAGTACTTTGTCCGAAAGGTCGGTTCTCCGGTGATTGGCGTTCTTCGCGAGCGCTTCTGGCCGGATCTCGGCATTGCCGGCATCATCCGCTTTGACGGTGAGCTCGGCGATACCGCTGCGGTCAAGCATCTCGTAAACGCTGCGTCTGGCAGCTAATCAATCTTCGGGGCGGTTTATCCGCCCCGTTCCTTTTTGGGGACGCTCATGAAAATTACGATTACGACCAGTCTGTCAGGGCCCACCTACACGCTCGAACATGGCGCCGTCGCCGACTTTGCCGAGGCCGAAGCGATCCGCCTCATCAACGCTGGTTTTGCTATTCCCGCTACAGATGATGGCGAAGTGGAACGTGCTGTGAAATCCGTTCCCAATGGGGAGAGGCGCGAGAAGCGAGGCCGATCGAATGTGGCATCCGTATAAGGTCGCGCAAGGTCCGACGGGCGATGTCATCGCGCTTGAGGATGTAAAGCGCCATTTGAATGTAATGCACGACGATGATGACGTTTACATCCGATCGCTCATTACGGCCGCATCTGACTTTGTTGAGAAGTATTGCGGGATCGTCGTCGCCGGGCAAAAAATCGAAGCGTCCTGTGATGCTTTTTCCGACATGTCTCGTCTGTCGGTTGGTCCGGTAACAGAAGTCGATAAGATCGAATATATCGCTCCCGACGGATCGAAGAACAGCGTAAGCGTTGATGCATATGTTTTGAACAGCGATGGTGTCGAGCCGTCAATTGTACCGGTATACGGAAGCCATTGGCCGATTGTTAGGCCGGGCTCTCGTGTGTCGGCCACCCTGAACGCAGGTTTCAATCCACTTCCAGCATCTATTCGTCACGCCATGCTGTTGTGGATTGCCGATGCTTACCTCGTTCGGGCTAACAGTGCGACGGTCGAATGGTCGGCTTTTGACAGCCTGCTTTGCAACTACCGAAGAGGTCGATAATGGCCGACACGAAGTTTCGAGCTGATGCAATCGGCCAGTTGAACGCCCGCATCACCTTTGCCAAACGCGTCGAGATTGACGATGGTTTCGGCGGCACCCGCGGCGAGTGGCAAGACCAATTTACAGTGCCAGCCCGCTTGAAACCGAAGTTTGGCGGCAATGCTGAAAGCCTCGTTGCATCAAGGCTGGTTTCAAAACAGCCCTATAACTTGACGATCTACAGCAGCACAGAAGCGAGACAGGTCACGGCCTCCTGGCGCGTCTATGATGCTCGGGCAGGCAAGACCGGCGAAAACCCAAATCGCGTTTTTGGCATTAAAACCATCGTCAATCCCGACGAGACAAACCGCTTTCTCGAAATGCTGGTTATCGAAAACGAGGTCGCCTGATGGTGGTTCGTGCAAGGCTCAAACGCACAGATTTGCTGAAGAAGATTCAGCAGATCGCGCCGAAGGCCATTGAGAAAATGGCCGAGGCCCAAATGCAGGTTGCGGAAGAAGTTGCCGAAGCAATCAAGGCGCGCGCTCCAGTTCGCGCCAATGGCGGCGGCGAATACAGAGACAGCATCCACGCCGCGCGACAGCGCGATAATCCAGATAAAGAAGTCTTTGGGGCCCGCAAATCGACCGACCCTAACGCGGTAGGCATTTACGGCAACTGGATCTGGCGGTTCTTGGAATACGGCACGAAAGCCAGCGCTGGTACGGCTAGCCGCGTTGATCGTCGGTATAAATCTGGCTCCGTTATGACGCAGGCCAAGGGCGCGCATGCTGCGACACCGGCCCAACCTCACATCTTCCCCGTATGGCGTGGCATGCGGAAGAAGGCGGTGCGGCGCATTCGTGCGGCGATGAACAAAGCCATTCGAGAGGCGATGAAGAAATGAGCGATAGCGAAAGTCTGGAATTGCAGGGCGCTATTGTTTCTCGTTTGAAAGCATGGCCAGACCTGCAAGCTCTCGTCGGTACAAAGATTTACGACATCGTGCCGTCAGACACTACCGCGCCTTACGTCGAAATCGGTGATTTTGACGATCATCGAGACGACAAAACCTGCGTAGCTGGGCGAACGATATACGTGACATTGCACATCTGGACAAAAGCTCCGGCTGGCAGCAGCCGAGCAGAAGCGAGCCGGATCGCGCGGGCCGTAGAAGGTGCGCTCACTGAAGCCAGCCTGACGATGCCGTCATATCGGCTCGTTTCTTTGGACCACAACCGAACGCAGATTTTCAAAGACCTGGACGATGCCCATCTCCACGGCGTCGTCGAGTTTACCGCCAGGACAGAACGCCTGTCCTAGCCCACGTCCCAAGACAAGACAGTTCAACCACAGCCCGCCCATTCGGCGGGCTTTTTGCATTTAAGGATATCAAAATGGCCGATGGTCAGCAGATTGGTCGCCTTCTCCTCATTCAGATTGGCGATGGCGCAACTCCCGAAGTTTTCACGAACCTCTGCGGCTTGCAGACCCGTTCCTTCAATATGTCGGCCAACTCCGTCGACACCACGATCCCAGATTGCCAGAATCCCGGCGCAACGCCGCAGAAGACTGGCGTCCCCGGGATCAAGCAGCGCACCTTTACGGGCTCTGGTAAATTCGTGGCGGGTGCGAACTCCGCGTACTTTATCGGCAAGGTGAACGACGCCGCGATTTTCAACGCGATCGTAATTGTTCCTGGCCTTGGTTCGTATGAAGGCCCGTGGTTCGTGACGGACTTTGAATTCTCCGGCGAGCAGGAAGGCAATATGGACTTCAGCGCTACATTCGAAGCGGCAGGCCCGCTTACTTTCGAAGCCGAGGTATAACATGCAGCTTCCGGTTAACGGAGCTCGCGGCGAAGTCGGCGTCACTATCGGTGGCGTCGAAATCGTCCTCGCGGCGACCATGGGCGGACTGGCGGCTGTTTCTGAAGATCTCGGCTGCAAGTCAATGAACGAGCTGTTCGCACGACTGTCGGACGCCGAGATCAACGCTGCAATTGTCGGCCTTCGACACTTAACGGTGCAGGGCGACGCAGCTGCGGCTATCGAGCGATTGAATTTAAGCCATTTCGCTTCGCTCTCCACTGCATTTCAGGCTGCGCTTGCGCATCATTTCAAAGGCGAGCCGGCGGGAAACGGGGAAGCCGGGGGAAAGTAGCAGCGGCTGACTTCCCTTGGCAGGCGTGGCTGCAAGCCGCTTTCGGAATCCTGCGATGGACGCCGAAAACATTCTGGAACTCGTCTCTGACGGAGTTCCTTGCCGCTCTTGATGGCTTCACGGAAGCCCGAGGCGGGAAGAAAAACGCAGAGCCACCGACCGACGCGCAGATGGATGATCTGCTCAAGAAATACGGAAAACCCAAGAAGCCCGCCTAGCGCGGGCTTTTTCTTTTTTTAAGGAGAGCCGCGTGGCCGAAGAAAACACCGATATTATTCTATCCATTTCTTCAGATGTCGCATCGATGCGACGTGCGCAGAAGCGAATGGAAGAAATGCTGAACTCTATGGGCAGGAGTTCCGACAGCGCCTTCAATAAAATAGCAGACCGGGCCAATGCCGATATGCGCCGCATTGAGGAGGGCGCAATCAAGCTTCGCCGCCAGCTCGACGCGACATTCCAGAAATCGTTCGGCGGCAGCTTAAATAAAGGACTGGCTGCGGTCGGCTCCGTCTTGGGTACAAACGAGGTCCGCAAGTACGCAGACCAATGGACGACTGCCGAAAACATGTTGAAGGCAGCGACCGCTGCCACCGGCATGCAGACGCGCTCGTTAAAGGAGTTGCGTTCTGGGGCGGACGACGCTCGCGTGTCCGTCGAGGATTACGTTGATCTTTACGCGCGCATGGTGCGGTCTGCGTCAGGTGTTGCCAAGTCCGAGAACGAAATCGCTCTGGCTACCAATCTCGTTTCCAAGGCGTTCAAGGCTGGCGGCGCGTCTGCGCAGGAACAGGCGGCTGGTATTCTCCAACTGGGCCAGGCGCTCGGCAGTGGTGTCTTGCAGGGTGATGAACTGCGCTCACTGCGCGAAAACGCGCCTATTGTCGCTAAGGCCATCGCGGATGAATTTGGTGTGACGGTTGCGAAGCTCAAGGACCTGGGCGCAGAAGGCAAGCTGACTTCAGACCGAGTGTTTAGAGCGATCATCAATGCTCAGAAGACGATTGAAGCACAGTTCGCCGCGACGAATGCGACCATTGGCGACGGCATGACCGCCATCAACAATGCAATGCTTCAATATATCGGCACTGCTGGCGATATGACGGGCATTTCGGCTACGGTATCGCGCGCCTTGATTCTGATTTCGCAGAATTTCGACCAAGTAGCGGACGCAGGCATGCAGCTGGCCGCGGTTCTGGCCGGTGTGCTCGTCGGTCGGTCTTTAGGCGGCATGATCCGAACGCTTGGAACCACGACGGCGGCATTGGTGAAGTTTCACCAAGCGGCGAAGGCTGCACAGGGTGCTATGGGTCTTGTGCAGGCTATGGGCGGTCTTGGCGCCGCAGCTGGCCCGCTTGGCGCGATTATTGGTGGCGCTCTCGTGCTGGCGGTAGGCAATTATACCGTCAAGGCTATGGAAGCGCAGAAGAACTCCGACACTCTCCGCGCGGAAATGGAAAAGCTCGGGCTGGTTGCGCCCAAGGCCGCAGACGGGATCGATAAGGCGGCAGAATCGCTCGACAAGCTGGCTGACGCTGAGAAGGTGCGGAAGCTCCAGAACATCGCGAGCGAGTTGGAGCGGTTGCGGCAGGGCGGATCTCTAAGCAAAGTTTTTGGCCAAGGCGATGAGCTCGATGCAATTTCAATCGATGCGATGCTACCTCTGCGCGGCGGCGCTGGTTTTTGGTCGACTTCCGACGCCGATAAATCCGCCCGTCAAGAAATCGCGAACATCATTGCCGATTTCCAAAACTTTGCAATCAACGCGGACAAAGTCAAAGAACGGCTTCAGGCTATTAATGATCAGCCCGTCAGCGATTCCGTAATCGAGCTTGGCAGACGCGTTCAGGAAACAGTCGATAAGATATCCGGCCTCCTAGCCATGTCAACGCGCGTCGGCGAAATGCCCGGCATTCAGGAAGCCGAGCAGCGGGTTCTGGAGTTTCGCGATCAACTGGAAAACTTGCGCCAGCAGGAATTCATTGACGATCAGCAGAAGGCGCAACTTCAAGGAATTATTGATAAGCTCCTTGACACTAAAACTGGTGCCGGTGAAGCGGTTACCGCCATCAATAGCTTGTCTAACGCTAACCCCAGTATCAGTGGCTTTCTCTCTACAATGGAGCAAGCGATCGTTACTTTGGGTGGTGTATATGACGCTGCCGTAAAAGCCCGCAAGGCTATGGCCGCTGCCTACCCGGTAGGCGTCCCCGACGAAGCAAAATCGACCCGGTCAGCCAATGACCCATTCATTATCCAACGCAAGAAGGAAAATGAAGCTGCGGCTGACTTCGAGAAAAACGCCACCCGGCGAGCTGGTCTGACTAAGGATCAATTAGCGCTCGAAACGAAGCTCGCGGATGTCCGCAAGCGCCTACAGGCCGAGGGAGTTACGACGCCCGACGAAGCTATGGTCAAGCGCATCGCTGACGCCGAACTGGCTGGTGACAAGGCTAGAACGGCTGAAAGTAAGAAGCCGAAGAAGGAAAAGGCCACCCCGAAATCTACCGATCAGAAGATCGACAGTGATATTCAGTCGGTGAAGGATCGCACGACTGCGATGGCGGCAGAGCGCGAGATGGTCGGCAAGTCCACTGCCGAGCAGGAAAAGCGCCGCATTGCGATGGATCTGGAACATGCCGCGCTGGCGAAGCTTCGGGATGAAGCCATCAAAAAGGGCCAGACCGATCTTTCCAATATTAAGATATCGGGAGAAACGCGGGCTCAGATTGATGAAGTCGCTGAGGCCTTTGGACGGGAAGCCGCTGCCCTACAAGAGGTTGAAGATCACCAGCAACGTGTCCAGCAGGCCGCGAACGACTTTTACGAGTCGTTCAAAAGCAGCACGATCGGTGCAATTACTGGCGCAAACAGCCTCGCCGACGCGTTGAAGAACATCGGCAATCGCTTGGCCGATCTCTTCCTAAACGCTGGCTTTGACGCACTGTTCAAACCGTCATCCAATGGCATGGCTGGCGGAGCTTTCGGCGGCTTCTTTAACAGCATCGGCAGTCTGATCGGACTGAAAGACGGCGGTCAGATACCGGGCTATGACAGCGGCGGCCGTATTCGCGGCCCGGGCGGACCTCGTGACGACAGGGTGCTTCTGTGGGGCTCGAACGGCGAATTCGTCATGAACGCCGCCGCGACCCAGAAGTGGCTGCCAGTACTTGAAGCCATGAATGCCGGTCGGCTGCCAGAATTACGCAACGGCGGCGGCGTTGGCTTTTCGGCGCCGCGAATAGCTTCAGCGTCGATTCCGGTGCCGAGCATCCCCAGCGTTGCGCGACTGTCTGGCAATTCCAGCGTCGATAACTCGCGTACCGATAATTCGGTGAGTGGACCGACCATTAACGTGACGGTCAACGGTGCCACCGGCAATGCCGAAGTATCGTCAATGGTGCAGGAAGGGATCGCAAAGAGCATGATGGCTTGGCAGCGATCGCCTCATTTTGCGAATGCAGTTTCGCAGGGTGTCAAACAAGCGAATAGCCGCGGAATGTTGCGACGCTGACTTAAACAAGGACGGTCTTCGGATCGTCCTTTTTCTTTTGGAGATAAAGATGAACATCTATTTTGTTACGCCAGCGCCTGCGCAGGGTGGAGACATTCGCGTACTGCAAGACGATGAAAAGACGCCAATCGTCAGTTTTCTCGATCAGCAAGAGGCCGAGGACTTCGCGCAGCGTATGGCACGTCGCTTTCCGGGCATTCAGTTCTGGGTCATGGAAGGCACGGCCACAAAGGCATTCATAACTGATCCATTGCCGGTGCGGGAATGCACTCCGGCCGTCGGGGAGTTCTGAAATGGCCGAAACCCTTCCCGATGGCCTAAACTACCAGGCAAGCCCATTGAAGCTGAACCGCACCATCTCAACGTCTCGCTACGGCGATCGGGCAGTTTCGTTCATCGAGAATGGCGATCCATATTGGTCTTGGACCGCCAGTATAATCTCGCTTAGCCCTGCCGACCGAAAGCGACTCGAGGCGTTTTCAGACCGCTGCCGCGGTGGCATGGTCACGGTTCACTATACTCCGAAAGACGCATGTATCCCGCAAGCCTATTGGGGTGATGCTAATAATCCGGCAATTACCGGCACTGCGACACTGGCTGCGATCAACGGCAACACGCTGACTTTCAACGGCGTGGTGTCTGGACTGATTTTGACGGAAGGCGACCTGATAGGCTTGTCGACCGGCGATTACAACTTCATCGCTCGCATCGCCACAGATGCCGCAGCAGCCAGCACGAGCATGCAGGTGAAGATCGAGCCGTTTCTGCCTTCATATATCGGCGTCGGCTCTACGGTGCGTTTCAAGAATCCCGTCATGAATATGCGGATGATGCCGAACAGTTTGGAAATCGGCGATGGCTTTTTCCCTGGGGCATCTTTTCAGCTTGTCGAAGTGCCGCGCTAATGGCCTTCCCAGCACGTCTACAGCAATTGCTCGACGAGGGCAGGGGCAAAATAGCCTCGGCCGTCAAAGTCGAATTCGGCACCGGCACTTATGGATTCTTCGCTGGCAAGGGAAGCGTGAACTACGCTGGCCTTGTTTACAACGGCAACACCTTAATCAACATCGATGAGCCCATGTATGCGCTGGGTACCGCTGCCCAGCCGGTAACTATGAGATTGCCTGCCGCTGCTGATTTTGGGCTCACACCCGACAATCTGAAGCTGATTGAGCAGGAAGATTACAAGAACCGCCCTGTTACGTTCTATGACTTCTATTTCGACCCAGACACGAACGTGTTCCTTCACGCCGAGCCGACCTGGTACGGTTATGTCGATACTATCGACCACCGCGAGGAAGGCGATAATGTTTGGCTGGAAGGTAATATTGAGACCGGAGCAGTCGACAACTTTCGCGAAGGTTATCGTTATGCCTCGCACGAGGATCAGCAGCTTGTTTCGTTAGGCGACATGCTTTTCGAGTACGCAGCAAGGATCAAGAATGAATTCTTCAAAATCAAGTTCGGATAGGGTTCCCGGTTGTGGGATCGGGCGCAGCCGTGTCCGTGATGACGTTAGGCATGGCTTGTCTGCTTACGATTAGGGAAGTGTGCAGCGAACCGCCATCAATCTGAAGTAAGTCAGTTCAAGAGGACTGGCGAAATAGGGATGGAGACATGGAAATGAATATGCTCGACCTCAAACAGTTCGTCGTTGCAACCGACGAAGAGAGAGACAGTTATACGCTGCGGGTGAAAGATAATCTTGATATTGTTGTCGCTCGCGAGAGAATAGACCAACCCGACGGATCGATCATCATTGACGAAGATGCTGACGGCCGCAGCATCGTCAAGATGTTTAGCTGATGACGCAGATTTTCATTGGCTTCAAACCGGGCGTCGGCCCGGTTCTGAAGTGCCTAAAATACGACACCGACGACGCACTGACGGTAGCTAACACAGCATTTGATCGGTACTTTTACAATTCTGAGAATAGCAACCTGTCCTATGTCTTTCCGACGAACCCGTTTTTCTATCGTTCGGCAGAGCTATCCACCCTCCCGGCGAGCTTCAACATCACAAATGATCGGGGCAATGTCGTTATCTCAGGTAGCAATATTGGCAGTACGGGTGACGCGTTTTTTAACGTCAATACGTTCTATAGAATAACAAATGCGTACCCAAATATGGGGTACGTCCCCATGTCTGAATTCAGGCAGGTTGATCTTCTGACCAATCGAGTTGAATGCGGTGCTTTTCAAAGCTACTACGCACTGGTCGGTTCGACAAACCATAACGTTGTCACAGCAAGACAGTTCTATACTGTCATGGGAAGGCTGGTTGGAACAACGAGTGATGCAACTACATTCCGAACAGTCTACAATGGGATTATCAGCAGTTCACAGTCCGGTTTCGTTGGGATGGGTGAGTGGTTTGTTTGGAAACAGCAGTTAATTTATAACGACAATAGAAACCCGAACGCCATTTATCCCAGCGTCTGGGATTTGCCTGCCGACGCTTCGACTATGCGGACCTATAATTCTGCTCCAAACCTTCTGTCGCTCGAAGCAAACTCCAGCCGGTTTATTCTTTCCAGACCCGGCTATGATGTGAACACGACGAATGAGTTCGGCACGATCATCAGTTCGAACAATCGTTCGCCCGCTCTCTGCGTCATGAACGGAACCGAAAACAATATCCCGGCCAATGGATCGAGAACGATTGCAGCGCCTGCGGGCGTCATTCTATCGCAAAGGGCGGTTGTTGACGTGATGTTCCGTGTCTCCGGGCAGACGTGGCGCGTACCTGGGCTGCTGACGGATACCACCGCGGCAGGAACTTGGCAGTTGTCCTATACCGTGTCCGGCAACAGCATCACATTCTACAATTCCGAGAAAGACGCGGTTGACCTGCGATATGTCGTCTTCAACGTGGATGACCAGCCAAAATCGACGGGCGGCAACCAAGTCATGTTCCGTGGAAACGATGGGACGCAAGATTATGTGCAAATCAAAAAGCCAGGTACAAGCGACCCTGCAAGCCGCCCGAACGATATCCTGTTTGACAGTCGCTACCCGCAATTCCAGATCATCGCGCAAGATTTCATTCCAATATCCGCTTTTGGTAATTCGTCGGCGGGGGATGCTGTATACAAGGGTGCGAGAACGTATCGGCTGAACTTCAACAATGCCGGTTTCGTGCCCTACCTGAAATACTCAATTGTATTCGATAATTGCGTAACAACGCCGATTTATCGAGCCGAGCGCGGGGTTGATGTCTCCAACATATCCATGCTGGCCGAAGTGAACGACAACTATGTCGATTTCTTCTGTTCGCCAGATAGCGGCTGGTCGGACGCATTTAGCCAAGCCGGTGACTGGACGCGCCTTGATTATGGTGCCCGTATTAAGGGTGTCCGGTATTATATCTTCGGTATAACGCGGAAGTAATGTCAGGAATCCGCGTCAATCATTTGAGGCGCCCCTTCGGGGCGTCTCCAATATACATGCGAAACAACTAAAAATGATGAGGTGTGCGGCAAATTTTTCGTTGCACCAAGACAATCAGCTAGCTTTCCCTGCTTAGGAATTGCAGAATTGCCCAAATTAACTGGGGGCGAGATGCATTATGATTGATTCGCTATTAGCCAATGTGCAAAAAGCATTGATGAGTTTCGACAAGCGGGCGGAGCGAGTTTCCAACGATATTTTGGAGGCTACATTCGTGGATTCTGGGCCTTTATTCGATCTTGTATCTACCAACAACAATCAAGTTATTTACGGTAGACGTGGAACTGGTAAAACGCACGTCTTGAAGTATCTACAACAACAGGTTATTAAAAAAGACGGTGTTCCAGTTTATATAGATCTACGCAATGTTGGATCTAATGGATCTATATACGGAGATGAAAGTAGGTCCATTGCAGAGCGAGCTAACACCCTTATTTTAGACGTATTGAATCATTTATTAAGCGAACTTTATACAATAGCAATACATCAATTGGATCAATCAATCGATCCAAACCAAATATCAATCCGACTTGACGATTTTTCCAACGCCCTAGGAGAGGTCAAAGTCGTTGGTGAAATAGAAACGGTTCAACTCATTGATAAGCAATCGAAATCTGCTGTCGGCATCGACGCAAAAATTTCTAGCAGTCCGCAATTGACGTTGTCTTTGGGGGTGAACGGATCCCACGGTCTAGAAGAAAAAATTACAAGAAATGGGCGGGAAGTCGTTCATTTGAACTTTGGGCGGATTGGTACCGCATTGAGTGGTCTTGTCGATGTTCTTGGAATTAAAAGAATATGGCTTTTGGTCGATGAATGGAGTGAAGTCCCCATTGATCTGCAGCCTTATCTTGCAGACTTGCTTAGGCGTACGGTGCTTCCAATTCAATCGATCACTGTTAAGATAGCTGCAATCGATCACAGGTCGAATTTCTCCATTCTAAAGGGCCGAGGAGAGTATATCGGCCTCGAATTAGGTGCGGATATAGTGGCGGATCTGAACCTTGATGATTTCCTAGTCTTTGATAACAAAGAAACTATGGCGACGGACTTCTTCAAGCGACTGATATTTAAACATTATACAAACTCAGAGTATGCTTCCCCAGAAATTAATACAGCTGACAAGCTCATTCAAAAAGCCTTTACACAGACGCCCGTCTTCGATGAGTTCGTACGAGCGGTGGAAGGCGTACCGCGCGACGCGCTAAATTTAGCGACAAAGGTTGCAACTAAAGCATACGGTCAACCGATTTCCATGACCCATGTGAGAGGAGGCGCTCGTGACTGGTACCAACAAGATAAGCATGCAGTGATCCGGGAGGATTATGTATTGGATAAGCTTCTTACGATGATTATCGAGGAGGTGATAGGCAATAGAAAGGCGAGGGCTTTTCTAATAGAGAGCAATAAGAAGGTTTCTCAAATAGAGCAGCTATTCGATGCTAGAATTCTTCATGTATTGAAAAAGAACGTTTCTACTCATGATGAGCCCGGTGTTAGATTTGATGTATATAAGATCGACTATGGGTGTTATGTGGATCTTGTTAATACAGCTAAAGCACCTGATAAGCTTTATGAAGTTGAGCATGGTATCGGTGAAGAATCGACCGTAGATGTTCCTGCTGATGATTACCGTTCAATCCGCAGAGCTATTTTGCGTCCGGAAAGCCTAATCGAAGGTCTTGTATCATAGATTGGAGTTTATTTCGTTGGCGTCTTCTGTCGTTGAGGGGCACACGCTGTCTGTGTGTCCCAAATGCTGTTCCGATAAGAGGTTTTAACCATGACCGATATTGCCGCGGAAGTCTGTTGTTAACGAATGGATCAGTTTTCTGTTGTTCCTCAGTCTACTTCAGACGGCGTTCTATTTGAGATTTATTTGTACGGAATAGAACGCGCTCTCGATTAAACGATATTCGCGATCGTTCAGTCTATTCCTTTTCTCGTAAGTCCGAAGGACGGTTGCGGCCTTCCTTGCAGCGTCCTTCAGCATCCACGGTGAATGGTCGCTGTTAGCGATTTCAATACACAAATGAAGTCTGCTGGTTAAATCTTCGGCCTGGGTAATACGGTCTCGCCATTTTTGCAGAACGGGATCTGGCTTTCGGTCGATAGTGGGAGGATTGATTTCCACCGAATCGAGTAGCGGGTACAACTCTGTGGTAAACTTTTCATAAAACTCTGCGGTTCTGGACGGCTCCCAGCGCCAATGAGATCCAGCTGTATATAGCCTATAGCTGCAGCTGCGGACCGGATGTCTTTCGGGGAGCCGTTCCATAGCGCGGATCATCTCCACGAGCCAATCATCGAATTCTTGGCCAGGGATATTCCAATCGTCCGGTCCGCTTAGGGTTAAGCTGTGAATTCGATCAAGCGCATTGTCTACAGCTTCATCGCCGGTATTGTACTGTTTGAGTGCCCGCATATCTGATCCATTGAAGTCATAAAAGCTTAACGTGGCCATGCAGCGATTACTTGCAAGGCTGCGCCGACAATGACGGCACAAAACCCAAGTCTAAAAATCCACATTCGCCGGTCAAGGCGGTGGACGCCATCAACGATCATTGCTGACTGCATGAGCCTATCGAGCGCTTCTGGCTTGATGTTATCCGGATCAATGTTCTCGAGCAGCTTTCTGGCCTTCGGAGAAATGTCAGTATAGCCGTTGTGTTTGGGGATTCCTCCAGCCTTCGCAATCAAGTCGGCTTGTTCAATTTCCAGTCTATTTAAACTGTCGTACATCGAAGTGCGCCATTCGAACGCAAGCATGCACACGCCGAAGGTATTGATGACAACACCAACAGGAGAGACCCAGGGGGAAGTAAAAAGGATTTCGATCACTCAGCATTACCTATCCGCAAAGATCGCACCGGCCTTTGTTGGGGGAGCTTTCTTACGACATATCGTTTAACGCGGAAGTCGCGATAATAGAAAGCACGTGACGGCGAGAGCGGCAATAACGCCGCCCAATACGACGATGCGATCTGAACAACATCAATTTCTTCCCGGAGAGTCTTTGAAAGGGCAATGCTAACAAGACCAGCTCCGCTGGGCGTGTTATGAAGCCTTATTCCATGTCAGGTATATCTCCCCACTGAAACAGAACAGCAGGCGGTCCATATTCTCCAACGTGGGGATCTGCTTCGCGGCTCCACGCGACTACACCGACATGTTTGCCCTCCAGCGATTGCGCTGCACGTAACGCACGACTCTCTGTTTCAAATGCCATGGGTTCGAACGCCGGAACCAACTCGCCGTCTGCATTACGGTCGAATGCTGCAACCACGATAAGCCGCGCATTGGTCATTTAATTTTACTTTCCGTCGGTGTTAAGGTCCAACTCCGGATTATTGTCCGCATTGGTTTGGCTCTTCTTTTTTGAGAGCCTGCCAGTTTTAGGTTCTGCAGGGCGGTCAGGAGTGCTCGTAAACTTAATGGCCATAATCGTTTCAAATCTCCATGAGAAATGTTGCTATTTTGTTCTCGTGACGCGTGTATGTCAGATATTTTTGCACATGTCCAACGATTGCTAGAAGCACGGCATTGGTCAACACCAAAAGAGCTCGCGGTGATGTATATGCGCATGAACCTAATCATCCCGGAAATCCGTCAAATATTGCAAATCGGGTCATAACGAAGTTGTGTAAGCTCAACGCTACCGGCTATTGCGCAAGCCCTTTTTTGAGGGTGGCGGCATAATGCTCTCCATCTCTTGGCGTTGTTTTCGCAAGCGCAGCGTCTTGGCAACCCGCTCGTCTGCTTCCGCGTCGAGAATAGTACGCACGGCTTTATTGGTGCGTGAAGCGACCGACTCCCGAGAGGAAGGGACGGGCTTGAAAAGAGTATGTTTCGTAAAGGAGCCGCGTGGATCTTGGGGCAATTGTTGTAATCCTTTTTAAAGGTAAATAAAAAAGGTCGGGCAATGGCCCGACCCTAAGTCAAATTCTTTCGACAGTGCCAGTACATCCGTGGTCAAAGGAAAGAAAATCAGCGATTTAAGCAGCTTGCAGGTTGCAGGCCGACATTTTGCCGGACTTGCGATCCTGCTCCAGATCATAAGTAAGCTTCTGGCCTTCGGTCAGCGAGTACATACCTGCGCGTTCAACCGCAGAGATATGAACAAACGTATCGCCGCCGCCATTCTCAGGCTGAATAAACCCAAAGCCCTTTGCTGTATTAAACCATTTAACTGTGCCGGTGTTCATTGGAACCCCTCTCATAGAAATATTGATAGCTGCATTTGAAACAAACGCAGAGATGAAACGATTTTTTAAAGGGAGTTTTCGTCAACGCACGGCGCTAATCGTGCAGAAAGTTAAGCTCAACAAGAAAATCTCGATGCCATCTTTTAGCAATTTTAATAATGTTTGTCAAATTTTTAATATGGTTCAGCTAATTTAAATTATAAAAATACTTAAATATCTTAACATTCCCGTTGTTTTTACGGGGGGGTATAACGATTTCAATTTATTATTTGAGAGGCCCTATTTGGGCCCCACCAAACAATAATGGTTAAGCCGTGCCATAAGCGGAAGACGCTTCCGTCCGCGGACCTGGGATCGTTTGAATGTCGCCCATTACTCCAGCCATAAAACTCTTCAGAATTAACGCTGACTCATTATAATGGGGTCCTGGTAGGGGTTTCATCCTGGACGTGAGATAGCCGGCTTTAATAATCATCTGCTTTAGAATGCGATGGTTTGAGTGAAAATCGCCATTATAGATAATGGAAGACATAGCGTCCTCCTTGTATTGGGGCTGGAGTATGCACTCGCAACCGACAGCGCCCGTTTCAAAAGCTGTCGAGACATGCACCATGCGCTTTAAATTTGAGCAAAGCAACTGAGGCTGAATTGCGACGGCAGATCGGCTCAATCATTGCATAAAAAGCTACTTCATGTCGTCCACGGTGATGCGATAGGAAGTTTGCCGAGCCTGTGAATAGACCTCGCGAGCAGCATCGTAGATCAGTTTCCGTGAGGCGTCGAAGGCGGCACGAAGCGATGATTCCGTCGCTGCAATGACGCCATTCTTCTCCAGGGCGGGCTTATCGATTAGAAATGGGACGGAGGTCATTCCATCGTAGCCGACAAATCGCACGCCCACCTCAAGATCATCGAAACTTCTGCTGGGGTTTGGAAATGAAAGGGCCATTACTTTTCGCTTTTTACTGCGTCGCCTTCGTCATCGCAACGATCGACGGCATTTGCCATTCTTCGATGTTTTTTGATAAATTGTGTCAGGGCGATCTCTAGCCGGCCTTCGTCACGTGTTCCCTCCTGAAATCGACGCGCCAGATAACGTGCAGCATCAGTGCGCAAATCTTGTGTGTCGCCGGGTTTGCGAGCCTCCCTTAGAAGTCGCGAAATCATAGTGATGTTTCTGGAATTCAACGCGATGGAAGACATTTCGTCCTCCTTTGTTGCGGGTCAGGCATTTGAAACCTGAACGACAGCGCCCGTTTCAATTACTGTCATGATAATTATGATGCGCCTTCTATGAGACGAAAGCAAATAAGGCTGCAATGGAGCTGCTGTTAACTCGGTCCGGGCTGCGTTGCAAAGGACGGCTCTGCAGTCATATTAACTGCAGCTTTCAACTGCGGTTCGTTATCGTCAATGCTAGGAAAACCATCGATACGTTGATAACGCTGCACCAACTTTCAATTCGTGTTCCCCAACTTCTCAGCAATGCGCTCTTGGGCGGCTGCTGAGCGGGCGGTGTTTTCGACGATAAGGCCGAGGCAGGATATTATTACGCCCGACACGACTGCGCTGGCGCCATACACAATTGCGATCGTTCCGCCAGTTTCGTAGGCCATAAAGCCGAGTCCAGCCGTTACGACACCAATCGCGATCATTACGTAACCAATTGCCTGAGCAATATTCCCCATCATTAACCCTCGGTACTGATAATCTATCGATCTAAACGTGGCGCTCCGGATAGGCGAAATAGGTATTCACTATATGGCAAACGCAAAAGAATTGTACCTTTTTGCGATATGGCCGCAGCAGTAGCGCCTCGGCATAGCAGACTGACGCCACCTTGCATTCGCTGGCAAATCGCGTCAGGGCTATCAATGAAGTTCACGTTGTGTATGCCTGAAACTATAACCGTTATACCGTCTGGTATGGCGCCAATGGGTTGGATCACAATAATGCGAGTTCCAGACACCCATATCGCGAATATAATTGCAATGGTTGTTAACAGTCCTACAATAGGCAGTCTCATAATGCACCTAGCTTATTCGAATTGAGAAGTTTTGTTTTATCGAGCTAATTGGCGCATAGTTTCAATTACTTTATTGGCCTTGTTCTGAGCTTCGTTTCCAATATTAAAAGCTAACATCTGGGCGCCTCGAACGTTCTGTTTGGCAGACCCAATAGCGTTGAAGCGATATTCCCCGACCTCATCAATGTAGATCGTTCCAGAAACACCGCTCCACGATCCCCATGTTACTCCCGTGGTGAACGCGACTAAGCCGGATTTTTCGTCTGAATTGTCTAATTTCCATCCGATCTCTAAAATCGCCTTTGCCGCCAACTTGACTAGTAATGGGCGGGTTCCAGTGAAAGTACCATCGGAATTTAGTTTGACTGATGTGGGGGATACCACCCCAGATGGCGCATTTTCAATCGGCGCTCCGCAACCTATACAGGACGCTGCTTTGTCGGAAATTTCGCGTCCGCACTCCCCGCACTGAATCAATGCCATTTCCTAATCCCCAAATCGCCCCAATTATTTGGAACGATAGAATGGCAGATCGTAATGTATCAAGCGGTTTTATTGTAGGTTACGGGTGCGGCTTGCTACCCATTCGCCGGCGCCAGCCACGGATACTGTACTCGGAGCTCACGAATAGCTGTTTCCAGGCTGTCAAATATCGATCCGTTGTCGGTAAACGCAGCCCAGTATTCTGCGTGGTAGTTGTACTCAGGCACATCATCAATCCAGAATTTTTCCGCGATGCAGCTGATTGCGCCGTCAGTCCGTTGAAAAAATACCAACCGGGTTTGTCCATCTGGACTCAGCGCTTGATGTATGACCTTACGCGTCATGCTTGGCGGTCACGTAGCCGAACACCAGGGCCATTTCCATTTTGATCGATGAAGATTACGCCCGCAGATTCAAGAGCAGCGCGGATCGCGTAAAGCGTCAACCTCCGCGGCTCTCTAGCACCTCGTTCAAAGTCGACGATCGTCCGTAGAGCGACGGCACAAGCCGATGCAAGGTCGTCTCTAGACCATTCAATCAAGGCGCGTGCTGCACGGCATTGGGCCGGAGTGATCATAAAATAATCCTAATTGCATTTTTTATGTTGACACGATTAATGCAGTGTTGCACTTATTATGCATACTTATTGATTTGGTTCAACGCAAACTACGTCACGTAGTTACCAGACCGTTAATCGAGGAGATCGTCATGGCACGGTACGCACTGAGAATGGAAACCGCTGACGGCACCATCGAGGACGCATATCACCATGTGGGCCGCAAGGACTGGGCGCTGACCGCGGCGCGCCGCGCGGCAAAGGAGTGTGTCTGTCCTGACGTGGTGCGCATCTGGGTCGATGACACCAAGACAGATTTGGGCGTGGCTTCGTTTGAAGTGAAGTAGCCGCCAGCCAGCAATACCGAAAAAAGAGGAGATACCATCATGCAGCACGCAGTGCCAGCAAACGCCACCGGCTTGCCCATTGCTAGCAATATGCCGCTACGGGCCAGACACCATCAGCCTCGCAACCTCTGCGCCATGGTTATCGACGGTGAGGCCGTCTGGGTCGATATCAACCGCTATGACGAAACTGGACGCGCCGTAATCATCGAACACGATGGACGCATTCGCCTGATGGAAGTCGAACAGGAGCACATCGGTTTTCGTCCCTTCGGTGCCAGGACGGCGCTGGGGCAGCGCTTTAAGTCGCCGCACGGCGGTGTTGCCCGCAACAGCGTGATCGTCGTCGGGATGGTTATTGACGCTCCCATTCGCGGCGGCCGGTTGATTGATGGAGAATTGTCATGACCGGGCTTGAAAGTTACGTGAACGCACTCGAAACGGCCAGACAGACCTTTTTCGAGATGGACGATGCTCTGGGCCAGCTTTCATGCGCAATCGACGTGATTGAAGCTCTGACTGAGGGGCATATCGCCAGCAAGGCGACTAACCCGCTGCATTACAATTACAGGCGATTGTGCGAGGCGCTAAGCAACGCATGGCCGACGGTTGTGAAAGCCGCACCGCCACTTCCGGACTTTGGCGATGACCTCTTCCACGAAGGGGCGACGGTTTTCATGGGCGGCAAGTCCTACGTTCTTGGAAAGTACCATCCTGAAATCAAAGCGTGGGATCTGTGTCACGGCGGCGAGAACGAAATCACCCTGCGCGCAGATATCCTGCGCAGAAACATCACTGGCATCAAGTTTAAGGAAGCATCATGACCCCTCAAGAACGCCTTGTACAAGCAATCAACGACGCCACGGCTCTTTCGCTGATTATCGGCGATCTGTTCGACAAGGACGACGTGAGGCAGGACTTTCTTGCCCGCCAGCTGATTTCGGCCACTGAACGGATGAACCGCGCCCTTGCGGCCTGGCAGAAGGAACTCTCCGAGGATGGCGAGCCTGAGCAGGTGGCGGCATGAGTGCGGCAGAGAAACGAACATTGAAGGAAAACGTGAAGCCGCCGAAGAAGGAGCCCGCGTACCTGAAAGCGCTGGCAAGCCGCGTGAAGGGGAAGGGAAGGAAGTCATGATTGATCTGCCGTCCTACTTCCTTGGTGTGGCCGTCGGCAGTGCAGGCTGGACGATTGTCCGCGAATTATGGCGCTACTGTCGACGCTAACAAGATTGCCCGCGTACCGGTCCCGCCTTCTAAGCGGTAAGCCGTAGTGGATCAGGCAGGTTCGATTCCTGCGGCGGGCTCCAATCCTAGGAAGGCCGGAACACGTTCATCCCCAGCGCGCTCCGGCCAGCAGTTCATACCGCCGCCCCTTTGCCCGGCGATATGTCCACGAGTGGTCCTCACTAAACTAATGGTCCCACGGCGGATGAACACATTAACACGATATACGAGCAATGTATCGCTAATAAACGATCATGTCTTGTGGAGGTTGATGGTCCCGACCGCATCGCGCGCCGGGGGTACGCGTTGCCTGAGAACGCGATGCGGCGGTACCTGCCGTTTGCGGCAGGCCCGCTATACATGTGGGGATGCGGCAACCAATCGGCAATCAGATTTGTGGTTGCACGTTACGATTAATGGTTCGCAATCGTGCGAACCTCCTAACACCTCCTCTGGCGGCTCGTCGCAAGCTTCCAGAGGGTACCGGCGAAGCCCGGCACAGTTTGGACGTCGCGGCGATTGGGCGCGAACTGTGGTGCATTGCTTGCCGTCCCGATGGCGGCAAGACGGGTATGCTGAAAACCAAGCATACCCGTCCCCGGCGGCATTACCAACCGTTCGGCGGACCAAAACACGAGGAGTCGAAAAAGCCCCTTGGCCTTCGGGCCGAGGGGTAACAAGAAAAAGGACGGCGTTATGCCCGGCACCACCCGTAAGCCGCCGTCCTCCGTACTAGCTAAGGCCACGAGGAGACCTTTCAGCCACCAACCTTGGCGTTTCTTCCGGGTACCACCCCGGCAACCGGCATATGGCCTTCACCACGCCATGTGTCAATCGCCACCAAACGAGGAAAGACAATGAGTAAAGAACATGAGAAGCAGACCATCACTGAGCTTGCTGTCAAGCTTGCATCCATAGGACCGGTTCAGGGGTATAAAACGCGAACGGTATACAAAGACGGAAAGCTGACGTTTACGGCTGAGCCCGAGGCCGACGATGGCGCCGACGCCAATCTAAAGCCCTTCAAGGTCGACGAATACGGCGTCGTCTATATGGATAATGCCAAGGTCGATTACGAAGCTCTCAATAAGGATGTCGGCGAACTGATGCGGTTCCTGGATTCGAGGATCGGCACGCTCCGGAATGAAATCTTGCGCATGTCAGCTAAAGCCGGCGGCGAACATGCGAGCCACATATCGATGAATTTCTATGTTGGCGAGCCGCGATTGACGGTCGAGCCAGCCGAAGTGCCGCCGTTCGACCCGCGCAAGCACGTCGGCGACACCTTCGAAGAAGCCTGCAAAAGCTGGACTGAAAGCATCGCCGAGGCGACGGGTCCACGATCGGATTTGGCAAAAACTATCGAGCATCTAACGGTACATCTCGATCCAGAAGAGCTTTACGACGATCTGGTGAAAAGCCCGGAATTCAAGTCGGTAATTTTAGACGCGATCTGTCACGGTCCGCGTACCGTTCATATCAAGCTGTAAAGAAATGCCCCGCCTGCCAAGTCGGTGGGCGGGCAATAACCTAGAGGAGAAAAATATGGCCCCGCATAAATCCAAGAAAATTATTGGCGTCCCGACAATACCTCGCAACCGATATCGTGTCCATGCCGACGGCGACACTGGAGTGTTATGTGGGGTTTATTTTTTAATTGATGATGCAGAAGTTACATATATAGGTCAGAGCAAGAATATCATAGCCAGAATCGGCCAGCATATGGCCGCAGGAAAGCGATTTACGGAATTTACTTACATTAAATGCGCACCTGAGAACCTAAATCTTTATGAGCGCCGCCTTGTTCTTCTCTATAAGCCTCGCGACAATATCTCCATGCTGATGGACGGTGAAGCGGGAACTGCGGAAATTGCTCGTCTTGCTGCAGATATCCCAATCGTTCTGCAAGACGCTAAACAGAAATCTAAGAAATTTATGGGCGTTAAGGAAGTAGCGCAGTACACAGGCCTATCTAAATCAACTCTCGACAAACTCCGCCATTTTGGAGGCGGCCCGCGTTATTTTAAGCTCGGTCGGACAGTTAAATACGAGCAAACTGATATAGACGAATGGGTGGCATTGCGAGCTAGGACGTGCACTTGGGGTGAAGGAAGCCTCATGGAGATTCACGCCTAGCAGATTCCGCCCGATGGAAACCGGAAACCCATCGCCGACCTTACTGGCGATGGGTAGGAATCAAAATTTCATGTCGCACTCATGTCGCGTTCTGCCGCCTGAACGTAGCGCAACCTCTTACAAATCAATGCGTTATGTCGCATCGAATTTCAGGGTTATGCGACATGAAAATGAGGGAAAATGACAGCTAAGTCATTGATTTTAAAGTGGCTGGGGAACCTGGATTCGAACCAAGACTAACGGAGTCAGAGTCCGTTGTTCTACCCTTAAACTATTCCCCAGCAAGGATTGCAAATCATGCTCTTATCGAGCGTTTGCAATTGCGACAGAAGCGTGAAGCTCGTTCGCGACGGCTTCCATCTAGCGAACTCAAACCCCGAACGCAACCCCTTTCTTTGAAAAAAGAATAGCAAATTTCGCCATCCCCAATTTGTCGCGCCGCAATCGCCGCAAACAACCGCCAAGCATGGTCTTTTGCCAGAAGGCGGGTTGTTTGCGCGACGCCGGAATAAAAAGGCCCGGCCAGCGGAGGAGCGGGCCGGGCAAAGGGCAGGCTGGCCGAGAGGGGACCCGGCTTGTGAAGGTGGCGCCTGCCAGATGTTCCGTGGGCAGTTCGGCGAAGGGGTTTCGTGCGAACTGCTTGAGATTCAAAAGGCTGCTGAGGCCGTGGCCTCAGCAGATGTGGCGTGTCGCCTCGATACGGCGCTGCGCATCAGCCAGCGAGCGCAGAACACGTGTCGGATTTTCGCGGCCGCGATAGTGGGTCGCCGTATAGACGTCACCACGATGCAGGCCGATGTCACGCAGGAGATAATCGTCAAGCTCGGAAATTCGCATCAGCTGCCGTCGATTGCGGGACATCATCCAGCGACGCAGAGCCGACATAAACACAGCTTTCACCGTTTGCGCGAACGTGGAGGTCTCTGCGCGCGTTGCCGGTAAATAGGTCGTCGTTGTCTTGCTTATCGCTGTCAT